TTAATGTACCTAAAGGTTTAAAAGCACCAACTAAAGAAGATTATAAGTTGTACAAGAAGCTAGGTGATAGGAAATATTGGAAGTTGAAATCTCTTAAGGATAGTCTGTGAAATTTAAAGATACAAAAATAAAAAATATAAAGGATAAGCTAAAATGATAGAAGATTTTTACCAAAGAATATACGAAGCAAAGGATATGATAGATATTTCAGTGCTAGCAGCATCGAAATATCTAACATCTCAAAAGAAAAAAGAATGGTTTTTATCAGAACCGTGTAAAGTAGAAGTAAAAGTAGATGGTTTAAAAATTTCAGCTGTATATAAAGACAGTACAGGTAATTATATGAAAGATTGGATAGTAGCTTATAAGAATGTTATTCAGTATCCTCAAGAATTTGATTTCGCCAGTACTACTTCTATCAAGAAAGACTCGATTGGTAATGCTCAATTTAAAGTAATATTTGATTATCTTAAAAAAATAACACCCTCCTTATCAGGTATACCAAAAAATACAGAATTTTTTATAGAGTTTTTAGGTAACAAACCAACCTTATCTAGTAATTACGTGGGTAAAAAGTTTATTCTTTTAGCATCATCTCCTGTTAAATATACTGATGAATTTGGTATACTTAGAACAACGGGTACATTCAGTACAAAAAATAGGACAAAGTACAGCAAAATACTAGGTATACCAGAACCGGAAGTACTTTTTGAGGGTATTCTAGGAAATCAAAATACTTTTGAAAGCTCAATAGTATCAAAAGAATTAAAAAATGCTTATAGTATATTTAAAAGCTCTATAAATTGGGATGATATTGATAGCATTATATCAGGAATCTCAGAAATGTTCTTAAGTCTAGATTCTAAATTCGGAGCAGGTAAACAGAAAGAAGAGGGGGTAATTTTCATTTTCAAAGACAAGATACTAAAATTCCAGCAGCCTTATCAAGTTGACCAAGTCGCGAGAGCTAAAATAAAGTTAAAATACAAAGAAGACACAGAAGATCAAGAAAACCAATATTGGGATAATGTTAGATTGGTAGCTTTAAATATTATAACAATTGTAACACGTGGTAAAGTAGTAAAATACGTAGACTTCCCTAAAGTACTTGGTGAGTGTGCTAAGGTATTAAAGAATTACAAGTTAGATTTTACACATTCCAAAAAAAATAATCTACAAGTTAAAGACGACGTTATGGGTAACATAAAAATGATATTACAAAAAAATCTAAAAGGTAATAATAATGCTTTAGTTATTGGTAAGTTCAGAGTCTTAACAAATGCCCATTATAAAATTATAAAAAAAGCTATAAGAGATTATGATGGGTGTGTAATAGCGATAGTTACATCTAAAGATACTAAGAGTACTAAAATTTTAAGAAATAAAATGGTAGAAAAAACTTTTGGGAACAATCCGAAGATAGAAATTATAAATCATGGATCTGGTAATATTTTTGGAATAATGCAAAAAGCAACTAAAAATATTAATGTCGTACTAGCAGGAACCGATCGTGCATCGTCTTATAGGTCTGTACTAAGCAGAAATCCAGACATATCAGTACAAGAAATTAAAAGAAATGATTCTGATATATCTGCTACTAAAATTTTAGAAAACATAGAAGATAAAAAGTACTTCTTGAAGAATACACCAAAAGAAATACATAGCATGTACGATGATATATTAAAAACATATATAAATAATATAAATCACTAAGGACTATAAATGGGGTCGTTCAAAAAGTTTCTAAGCTCACAGTTCAGCATTTTAAACAAAAAGTCTAAGTCTACTCTTTTTAGCATGATAAATGATGATAATATCGATAAAAAAGTAAAAAAAACCATTTATAGCATCCTGAAAAATCGTAAAAATTTTCCAGGTAATCAAGTACTTTCTAATGCTGATGTTATGGCTAATGTTAGTACTGTATCAGAATCTTTTTCATCTTCTTATGTAAAAAGTATTGGTGAAATGCTAGCAAATGCTAGAATCCCGATTACAGAAGAGATAACTAAAGTACTAGATGCTAAATCTAAAATGATAGAATGTTATCATGCTACATCTTTAGAGTACTTAGATAACACTATTAAAATTCAAAAGTCGTCAAATCAAATATCTGCATTTACACATGGATTAGCTAATCTTATGAATAACATATCCGTAAAACCCGATATTCTTTTAGTGTTAAAGGGTAAAGCGCTTATTCAATTTGATCACGATATAATATCACATCCTGATCAGAATGGTACGAGATGGTTAAGTACAGATAATGCTGATAAATCTAATTTTTTACAAGAAGCTATAAAACTTAAGATTGTAAAAGAAATGCTAAATATAGCAGATATTCAAGATGACCCATATGATTTCTTAAAGCCATCTAAATTCTTAGAAGTATTCGATAACTTAAGTAGTACATCTCAAAGCACTATAACATCTTTATATATCAGACATCTAGAAAAAATATTAAAGAAACAAATGTATATAAAGATAGTAAAAAATGTCCTTAAAATAAATAAAAGAGATTCAAAGTATAATGAAATTATATTAAGCAATTTTAAGATTATAGGAGTTTATGCTCTAGAAGCAAATAGACTTGCGTTTAATAGAGATAATATTGAGGAGCTTATAAAATCTAAAAAATTAAAATATTTAGGTTTTATAACCAAAGATGAATTTAAAAAATACTAAAGGTATCTAAATGCTAATAACAATAGACCCGTACTACGACGTATCATTTTACTTACAAACCATACAAGCACTAAAAAACAATAAAGTACAATTTACTGAGTACTTGTTAACAATTGCTCCATTTTACTGGTACATAGACGTTGATATACCACCAACATTTGTAAATTACGATGTACTACCAAGTAATCAAAGAAAATATGTTACAACACTAGTAAAACCTGCAATACCATCTGATGATTACAAATATCAAAGAAGGGAATCGTTTTCAGATAAAAAAGCACTTCAAAAATATGCTAGAAATACTCCTATGATAGAAGCTGATAATTCAGATTACGCGTGTTTTTTCAACCTTAAGAATAAAGAACAAGCTCTAGAATTATCTAAGAATATTGGAAAAATATGGTATTTTGGTAAGTACTATAATAATATGAAGATAGCATTAACTACGAACAAGATGATAAAGAATTTTATAAGCCCTGAAGATATTCTTGTACAAAAGAAAAAATCTTCTATTCAGATGGAAATTGACTTAAACTATAACGTTTTTAGACTAAATACTAGACTGAAAAAATTTAGTATGACACCGTACTTTGATAATGGTGAGTACAAACCTGTACAGGTACAACAATTCAAATTTAGTATATAACTATAAACTGTACTATAAATATAAAAAACAACAAAGGATTTTCGTGGCTAAAAGAAAAACTAAGTTTAAAAAGATTTATTGTTTAGATACAAATATTATACTTAATGAAGCTGATAATATTTTTACTCTTTCTGATAATGGTGATAATTTAATAGTTCTCTCGGAGACTGTGCTAGATGAAATAGACGCTAAAAAGATGGGTCTTTCTGAAATTGCATATCAAGCAAGAGAGTTTGGTAGAATTTACAATGACGCTGAGGTACTTCAAGTAGATAGAGCCTCAAATAAAAAATTAGTAACAATACATTCTAAAGCGTATAAAGATGGTAGATATGTATACATAGATGTTATATCAAAGAAAAAATATGATTCAGATAATGATAATTCTATAGATCCTAAAATTAAAAATGATAGAAAAATTATTGAGATAGCACGGGATGTTCAAACAGAGCATGCTAATACAGTATTCATAAGCTTAGATACAATGGCTAGAAACAGAGCACTATCAATTGGATTAGATGTACAAACTATAAACGCGAATACTAAAAGAGATATTGTACTATCTTATAAACTACAATTTGAGAAGCCTGAAATAAATTACAGTATTTTTGACATATATTCTATGGATGTACCAAAAACAGTACAACACTTAGAAATAACCTCAAAAGAAGGTAAACCATTCTACTATTATAAAACAGGGAGCCTATTTGTACTAATAGATGAAGATATCTTAAAAAAACAAGAAGTACCACCTATTAACATGGGTCAAAAAGTTTTAATGTCTCAGATGTTAGATGAATACTACGACGTAGTGGTATCAGATAGTCTGGCAGGTTGCGTTCTACCAGGGACATCAGTTAATATATCATTTGATGAAAAATATGTAGATAATCGATATTTAGAATTAAATTTTGGTCTTTCTAAGGAGGATTTGCTCAAATTGAGACGTAAAAAATTAGTACAATATACTAAAATTACAAATAAAAAAATACGATATAATTTAAGCTCGTTTACACCTGATATTTTAAAGTATTTAAAATTAGATTTGGGTCAAAAAGTGATATATAATAATGATAAAAAATATAATTCAAAATACTTAAAACTCAGATATTGGTTAAAATCGCTAGATATAAACGATGCCGTTAATAAAACTATAAGATTGAGAAGACATTATATGAAATATTTTGATTATGACTTAGATGAGTTTATAAAATTAGGATATAAACCAAATGAATTAAGAAACCATATAATAATTTTACAAAATAAAATTTTAAATATAGATAATTTAAAAACACCTGTATCAAATAGAAGTAAAGATTTCTGGCTTTGGCGAGGATACACAGAAAAGGAATCGATTGATATAGTTAGCAAAATACAAAGCGTAAATAGTAAATATCGTGCAGACGTTTTAACTAAAGAACAATTTCGAGAACAGTCTGTTAGATGTAAATCTTTTTGGATAAAAAAAGGATATACAGAAGAAGAAGCTCGACAAAAAGTTAAAGAAGTTCAAACTACATTTTCTCTAGACATATGTACAGAAAAATACGGTGAAGAAGAAGGTCTTAAGATATTTAAAACTCGTCAAGATAAATGGCAAAATACACTAAAATCTAAACCACAAGAAGAAATAGATAGAATAAATAAATCTAAAGGTACACAAAAAAATAGTGATATACCGAATTACGGATCGTATTCTAAAAAAAGATTTCTAGAAAATAAAGAATTAGCTAACTCGAAGGGTTATATATACTATATAAGATTTATACACAACAATGAATATGTGTATAAAATAGGTATAACTAAAGATTTATATAGACGAATATCTAGCTTTAAAAATTCTGAACTTTTATGGTTTGAAGAAAATACACTCTTAGCGTGTTTCACTAAAGAACAATACGTTCTTACAAAATATTCAGAGCATAGAATATCTATAAAAAATATAAGCACAGAACTATTTGATACAGATATAAGGATAATAAATGAGTAAAAATACAGATATAACAAATTTAGATTTTTTCAAGACATATTTTGATAATCTAAAAATAAACACACCCGATGAATATCAAGAAATTGGTGAGCTATACCATAAACCAAAAAAAGAATGTTACTCTGTAGCATTTAGTAACGGTGATATAATAAGATGCTCTGAAGATCATTTGTTTCAAGATATAGACAATAATTGGATAAAAACAAAGAACTTAGAAACTGGTAATATTCTCTTGAATAATATAAAAGTACTTGATAAGATTTATATTGGTACCCATGATACATATGATTTAGAAGTACTCCACCCAAATCACAGATATTACTCAGAAAATATAATTTCTCACAATTCAGGTAAAACTTTGCAAGCTTTATCAGCAGCAATGAAACTACTAGATACACACAAAGGTAAGTACGATAAGATAGTGTATATTAGAAAAACAGTACTTTCAGATGATGAAGAACTCGGTTTCTTAAAAGGATCACTAGATGAAAAAATGGCTGGTTTTTTAGCTCCACTGTATTCAAATTTACAATTCATAGTTGAAAGAAAGTACAAAAATAGAAAAGCTAAACTTACTCAAGATGAAATAGACTTAAAAGTTATAGAACTTAAAAATAAATATCAAATACAATTCAAGTATCAAGGACATCTTAGAGGTGATAATATTAGAAACGCTATTATTATATGCGATGAGCAACAGAACGATTTGATTAAAGGACTCCGTACGATATTAACAAGAGTTTCAGAAAACTGTAAAGTATTTGTACTAGGTTCTACTAAACAAATTGACTCCAAATATGTAAATAAATATAACAATGCTTTAACCTTTTTACTTAATCAAATTGGTGGTGATACTAAAAATGTTAGATTAACAGGATTCAATCTTGATAAAACCGTAAGATCAGCTATAGCAGATTGGGCTGATGATTTTTAAGAAGATATTATATTTAGATGTACTAAAACTCCATCATTTTAAACTTTTCTTTAGCATTCAAAAAAAATTAATAGGATAAAAATGCAAAATATAACAAATACCGAATTACCTGAGTATTATAAGGATAATAAAACATTGGAATATATTTATGACTATAGTAAAGATCTGTCGGAGGATAGGGTGCTACAAAATATATTGGTCTTGTCAGAAAATTTATATAATATTCAAAACAATAATTGTAATAAAGAAACTGTTTTATACTGCATTGATTTTTTATCTGAAAAAATTAATAAAATCATTGATATAACAAATATGTTTAATTTTACTATAAGAACTGACAGGTTAACAACTGTAGCAAGAATACTTGATTTTTTTACTACAGAGGAGTATTATATAAATTATAACAAGGATGCAGAATTAAAACTTAGTCTAATTCTTGATTTACTTAGTACTGCTCTTAATATGTTTACTTTATATTACAAATATGAATTTGAATCTAAAAATTAATAAAAAATATAATATAATATCATAATGTTAAAGGATACCAATGATAATAAGAATAGAAGATGCTCCTAATATTAAAAATATTAAAATAGATATAAATTTTGACGGTGTTGACGGTACAGTTAGTGTTTCTGGTACAACTGATCAGAACATTCCAGATACATCCACACCAGAAGATGATATACTTTTAAATATCGATGAGAGTTATCCGGAAGAAACTAAAGAAACAGTAGAAATACCAACAGTACCTGATACTAATAGAGAAGTAAAAGTGTCTGAAGATATGATAAACGCGGAGTTTTAATGAACGATTCATATAGCTTTTTAGAATATATAAGAAATTACCAATTATTTAAAATTCTGGGTAAGTACAAAATATTCTCAATAATAAAAACAAAATAATGGTAAAATATTAGAATTAACAAATTGTATAAAGGATATAAATGAAAAAACTACAAACGAATAAAGGATAAAGAATGGAAAATATTTTAGGTATAGATATTGGGTTAACAAAAGTTTAAAAAAACCAGGCTCAATTAAAAGAATTTAACCTGCGGGAAACTCCTTAGAGCTCTTTGATACTAAGCTTTATCAGTAATGTTAAAGTGGCTAGATTAACAACCTAGGTATAGTAACAAGTTAAAGAGATTGGACAATCTGCATCCAAGCATCTTACCGTTTAGATGTGCTAGCAATAGTACTTAAAAGATGAAGGTTCAGAGACTATAATAATTCTACCGAAAGGTAAATGGATAGTCCAGACTACAAACATTCGAGAGAATGGTGTTCGAAAGGCATAGTGGTAAGATGGTGATGTCAAGGTAGTATTTGGCTATCAAGATGGTACTATAATTAAACAATTTAAGTTTCCTTCTGCTATAGGGGTCACAAAAAGAAATGAACATGTAAAAGATGCTCGTATATATGATTATAAAGAACATAGCTATTATGTAGGTGAAAATGTATCTCATCTACCTTCTGATAATAGAATAGACATTACTGAGTACAAAAACTTGGAGTATTATGCGCCTTTATTAATTCATCATGCTATTGTTATGTTAGGTGAAATACCAGATGTTATAGTAGCAGGACTTTCTAAAGCACAGATAAACAACTCGGGGTACTTTAAAGAAGCTATTCAGAATTTTAAAATAGATGATACACAGTACACATTTGATAAAGTTTTCATTATTCCACAAGGGGCTGGTGCGAAATTGACTATCGATAAGTACGGTAATCACTTTCCTACTGAGCAAGACGAGTTTTTAGGAACTAGTACATATGTTGGTTGTGATGTGGGTTTTAGTACTTTAGACATGTTTCTAGTCACTAAAGGTAAAACATCTCCTGCGCTTTTTGAGGGTATTGAAAAAGAAGGTATTATGAAAATAGCTACTGAAGTTGCTAAAGAGGTATATGCTAAACATGGTAGAAAGATTGGATTGCATGAAGCTAAAGAAATCTTAGATACGGGTGTATTCAAGCTAAGAGGACAAAAACACTCGTACAAAGCATTCGCGGATGAAACTAAGAAAGAGTACATAAAGAATCTTTTGAAGCTTATAGAAACTAAGTACGGTAAGATACTTGATAAATGTGATTTTGTATCTGTTACAGGTGGTGGTTCAGCATTGTTTAACAGTACATCCGACGGTTTTATTAGAATACCAAAATCTAATCACGAATACTATAATGCAATTGGACAGTACTTGTACGGGTTAAATAAAGTCTAAGATGTCTAGAAAGTTAACAAGAGATGAACTTGTATTAAAAGCTCAGAGCAAATTCGGCTTTTATATGAGCTATTCTCTTGTCTCTGAAAATGCTTCGAAAAACGATGAAATTTATCTTATATGTCCTGTACATGGTAAGATAAAAACAACATTTGCAAAACACTTAGATGCTAACAACCCTTGTTCATTGTGTTATAAAGAGTCTTTACCTTCTAATTATGAAAATTACATAAAAATAGTACACAAACTTTATAATGATTATGTATATGACAAAATTGATCTAACTCACAGAAATATTTTAGTAAAATGTAAAAAACACAGTTATTTTAAAGTAGACAAGTACGAGCATTTAAAGGGGAGGAAATGTCCCAAATGTGAAAAGGGAGAAAAACAAGATAAGCTTGTAAATAAAATACGTAATTTATATTCAACATTTGATATAAGTGTAGAAGACTCAAAAGTATATTTCGTGTGTAAGTGCGGAAATAAGATAACTACAAGTGTTGAAACATCTTTAAAGGGTTCTGTAGAATGCTCAGAATGTAAAAAGGATAAATTTATTGAAAATCTTAAAGTTAAATATCCTGATTATGATTTTAAAAGAATAAACGATGTAAAGATGAAAGTTACTTGCAAAATACATGGTTCATTTGAAAAAAATATAAAATCTAGCATGATAAACGGTCCGTGTTTACAGTGCAATCCTGTAAATAGTACATATAAACACAATTTTATCGAAAGAGCAAATAAGATACACAACAACAAATACATATATGAGAGCACTCCTACATTTTGTCATGATGTTGTAAAGATAAGATGTAAAAAACATGGGATTTTTGTACAAGATGCAAATTCTCACATAAACGGTCACGGGTGTCCAGTATGTTCTAGTGAGAAAAAACCATCGTTTACATCAAAAGCGGAAACAGAAATTTTAAAGCTTATACCAGATGCAGTACAATCTAACAAATCTGTTATATATCCTCTAGAACTTGATATTTATTCTGAAAAATACAATTTCGCGGTAGAATATGATGGTATATTGTGGCATTCTGAGGGGACTACATTCCCCGTAAATAAAAATTTAAAAAATAGACATAAACGTAAAACAGATATGTGTAAGTCAAAGGGTATACAATTATTTCATATTTTTGATAATGAGTTTACTGATAAAACTAAAAAACAAATATGGTATTCCATTATTTTTGATAAAATGGGTAAAAATACAAAAATAGATTCTGATAGTTGTTATATAGAAGAGTTAAGTATAGACAAATCAAATGAATTTTTAAGTAAAAATCACCTAGAAGGTTATACAGATTCTGATATAAGAGCTGGTTTATACTACGAGGATAAAATTATTCAAATTATGACATTTAAACAAATAAATAATGTATTTGAGATAAAAAGAGAGTGTACTTCAATAAACTTAAAAATTAAGAATGGTTACAAAAAGATTCTAAATTATTTTGAACAGAAATATAAACCACATGTTATAAAATATAAAGCAAATAGACGATACTGTGATATAGACAGAATAAAAGAACTAGGTTTTAACTTTAAGTATATGAGTGAACCCAAATATTTTTACTTTAAAGACTTTAAATTTTTACCTCAAAATATAAAAATGTGTAGTGTTATAGACGATTATGACATAAATTTATCCGAAACGGAAAACGCTTTTCATCACAAATATCGAAAAATATTTGATGCTGGTTATATAATTTGCGAAAAGGTGTATAAATGAAGCTCAAAGAAAAATATGTAGTATTTAATGGATCAGTAGAAAATATGTGTCAAATATCTGAAACAGATACTGAGTACGTATTAGTACCACAGAATCAAATTGTTACTATTAAGAAAGATTCTTGTGACATATTCAACGATAAATTTGATGCTATGTATCACGTATTTCTTGATAGGATAAAATCAGGTAAAAGTGTACTGAAAAACTACAAAAGCTCTAAGTTCTTTAAACAGTACTTAGAGCGATTACAGGAACAAAATCCAGAATTATTATTTTCTTAGAGGTACTATAAGTACTATAGACATACTAATCAAAAAATTAATAAAAATTACGATATAATATAATATAAAAAGAAAAGGATCTAAATGTTAAGCAAAAAACTTATCAATGTACTTCAACTAATGAATAGTGTTACTAATTCAGTAATACTTAAATATCCAACTACTGTTCTAAATAACCCAGCGGGTGACGTAGTTGCTAAAATAAATATTCAAGCAATAGACCCTGATGAGTTTTCAGATATTGGTATATTTAACTTGTCTGAATTTATAAGCACCTTTAAGTTATTTAATGAATATTCTTGCTCAGTATCTGATAATATCATAAATATTAAGGATGATACTTCAAGTCTACAGTACTTAAGTACATCACCAAATGTTTTAGAAAATTTCAACAAATCAGAAAAATTATTTGAAAGCACAAACGCAGTTCCTAGTGTTGGTAATTTTACAGTATCTGTAGAGCATATGAAAACGATTAAGAGTGCAGCCAGTATATTTAAAGATTTATCTGATATTATAATTGAATCACAAGATGGTGATATTTTCTTAAAGCTTGGTTCTTCTAATAATTTTAACGCACATAGTAACTCATTTGGTATTAAGATACCAGCTACGTGTACAAAAGAATTTAAGATTAAGATACCAGCTGAAAACTTTATGAGTATCCCTTTATCTGAATATAATTTTGAAGTTAAATATAACTCAGAAAGAGATGCATATAGATTGCTTCTAAAAAGTACAGAAAGCGATATAGAAATATTGATGGCTATTAAAAAATAGCTTTATAATTTATACCAACAAATAAGGAGGTTAAAATGGAAAACATTAAAATCTGTCTTATGGGAGGTGAAACGTTATAAAAACTTATCTCTCATTATTTAAGGTATTCTCCATATCTTAAATATATAACAAGCAGGTCTAATAGACCTGCTTTTCTAAAAAATAGATTTTCAAAAATATAAATAAATTTGAAATAAGGATATCGTCCACCGAGACGTTAAACGAGGTCTTCGAATTTATCGATAAACAAGAAATAGTCCCTGAGACTTAAAATGACATAAAGGAAATATACATGCCACAAACTACACCAGCATCTCCAGATGCATTCAACCCAGACGCTTTCAACTTCGACGCTCTTAAAGAAGCCGTAGGAGTAGATCCATTCGCTAAACAATCTAACAAGTTCAAAAGAGATGAAAGATTTTACGTACTTACCAAAGACAAAGAAGGTAATGGTGCAGCTCTTATAAGATTTCTACCAGATTCAGAGCGTAGAATGATTATTCAGCTAAATAAAATTGGTACTACAATCACCAAAAATGAAAAGAAAAGATGGTTATCTGAATTTAGCCCGAGTACAATAGGTCTACCTTGTCCGTTCCAGGAAAAATGGCAAGAACTATGGAATGCCGGTATCAAGGAAAATGTCATAGATGCTAATAAAAATGTGATTCAATACGGTGCCAGAACATTTGGTAGAGCATTAAGGTATATTACTAATATTAAGGTACTTAAAGATCCAGCTAATCCAGAAAATGAAGGTAAAATCTTCTTGTATGAAATGAGTGGTGCGATGAACTCTAAGTTAGAAAAAGCTCTTAAACCGTCTGAAAATGATATGGCTCTAGGTAAAACACCTAAAGAATTGTTTAACCCGCTAAGAGGTAATAGCTTTAGACTAGTTGCTCAAAAAGGTGCAAATGGTCAGATTAACTATGATGCATCTGAAGTAGTAGCTGAAACAACATCAATATATGCTTCAGTAGAAGAAGCAGTGAATGATATTAAGAATAATACATATAAACTATCTGATTTACTTAAACCAGAAGCATTCTTAAGTTATGATGAACTTGTTCAAAAATTGAAATATGTTACATTTGCTGATCAAGAAGCTCCAGTTCAAGAGACCGTTCAACAAGCAGCTCCAGCTCCAGTTCAAGAGACCGTTCAACAAGCAGCTCCAGCTCCAGTTCAAGAGACAACAAGCAGCTCCAGTACCTCAAGCAGAGAGTGATAACCTAGATGCTATTCTTCAAGGTTTAGTATAATCATTTAAAATTCCATAATTTTAGGGCGCTCTGAATAGGGTGCCTAATTCGTATGTAAGTCAGGAGGTAAAATGATACTAGTTGATATGAGCTCAACGTTACATAGAATGATTTTTGGGAGTACAAAAGATCCAACTCTTCCAAAAGATGAAAATGGTAAAATAATCACAGAATCATTTATATATTACACAATGTATATGATATTAAGCGAATTAGTAGAACTTCAGCTAAAGTACCGAAATTACGGTAATCTTGTTATTTGTTTTGATGATTATAGGAAGACGTACTGGCGAAGAGATTCATTTCCAGAATATAAGTTAAGCCGTCGAACAGCAGCGTCTAAGGATGAATCACCTGTAAATTATAAAGAAGTATATGCTAAGACAAATGAATTATTTGAACAGATAAAGAAACATTTACCGTGGAAGTGTCTATATATTAATAGAGCGGAAGCTGATGATACAATACTTGTACTAGCTAAAGAATATTATCAAGAAGGTATCCTAATATATTCACCAGATAAAGACTTTATACAGGCTCAACGATTACCAAATATCAAACAGTACAGCGCATTAACTAAAAAATGGATAAACCCTGATACTAAACACGGTGATATGAAAAACTGGATATATCAGCATGTTATGCTCGGTGATGTTTCAGATGGTGTACCTAAGGTTGTTGATAATACCGAATTTTCAGAAGCTTTTAAAGAACATATAAAAAAATGTTCTAAAGAATTTAATCAAGAATTTCCTCTAGATGTAAAGACCTTTAAGACTCTAGATATTCAAGATAAGAGAAAAATATTAGAATGCTATAAAGAGAAGACATATAACAAAAAAGGTCAAGAAACTGGTTATGATATATATGAGAAACAGCAGTTTGGTATATCTCACATAGAAAAAATTCTTAATGGTGCTTATAACAAGAAGCAGTACGAAAATAAGATAAACGAAGAGATTAAAAATCTTAGATTGAGTATAGGTACTGATGTTCCATTTAAAGAACAGTTAGTGGTGCTAAAATTACAATTAAAACAAGCTAAGGAAGCAAAACAAAGTATCAGTGAAATAGTGTCTAAAATTAATGAAGTACAATCTAAGATAAAATCTATAAAGGTTACCAGAAAACAAGTAAGAGAAAAAATTAAAGAATTACAAGAACAAGTAAAGAATTACTCTGATAATAAAACCGAAGAAGAAAGATTAGACGATTTTTTAGATTCTCATCCTTTATATAGAGAGAATTACAACAGAAATTACGAAATGGTTATGGAAGAAGGTATACCAGATTACATAAGAGCAAATATTTTAATGGAATACAATACATGTAGTACAGACTATAATGAGGATGAATTTTGTAAGTATTTAGATGAAAATAACCTCTCTAAAATAAAGACGTTGTTACCTAAAATATTTTGTAGCACTACAGAAATAGACATATCTAATTGCGGATGGGATTTCTAGTGGTTATATTAGTAAGCGGGTTACCAAGATCAGGGAAGGATACATTTGCTGATATAGCTACAGCGTATGGTTTTACTAGGAAAGCATTTGCTGATATACCTAAACAAATATTAGCAAGAACTTTTGATATATCTTTAGATGAGCTAGATTATTTAAAAAATAACGAAGTACTACACTATAAACAAATATCTAAAAACTCAAATATAACATTTAGAAAGCTTCTTCAGAGATTTTGTACAGAGGGTATGCAGACTGTATTTGGAAAGAACGTATGGTCTAAATTATTACTACAAGAAATAAAAAATGATTTAGTTGTAATTCCAGATTTTAGATTCTTAGCAGAATATGACACCCTATCAGGTTTAGATGTAGTAACTGTACACATAGATAATAAAGATTCTAAAAATTACACACATTCTTCAGATACGGAGCTAATAAAAGAAGGTTTTAAGTTTGATTATAATATAATAAACAATAATACGCTAGAAGAATATAACATAAAATGTAAGCGTACTATAGAGCTAATTCTAAAGGATAGATGATGTTAGATTATATATCTACCAAATATTTTAAAATGGCTACAAATGCTACTAAATATATTGAATCTGATAATGATATAGCTTGTAAGTGTCCTGTTTGTGGTGATTCTAAACATTCTATGAATTCTAAGAGATTACATCTTTACAAGAAAAACGACTTAGAGCTTGTAAACTGTTTTAATGGTGGTTGTCCTGTTCAAAATAAAACTATGTATAGCTTTCTTAGAGACTTTTACCCTGATCTTTTACCTAGATACAGGAAAGAGACTTTCAGATCAAAAATTGATAATATAGTAGGCGAGCAAACGCTTGGTTCTGCACTATCTGATATATCTACAAATTCTACAGAGCTAGCATCCGATTGGGAGTCTACATTTAACCCTGACATTAAACGAGAATCATCTGATTTAACTACGTCTGAAGAAACTTGGAGTACAAGTAATAATCAAGAATCATTTTGTAATGATTGGGAAAATTCTGAAATATCTACAAACAATACCAAGATATTAATACCTCCATCACTTACATTATATAATTTGGAAAAATTTTTTAAACCTTTAACACCTGAGCACATGCGGTATTTAGAAAATAGAGCAATATCTGTAAATGATTCCTTTAGAGTTGGTAAAGATAATATAGTGATACCAAACCCAGACAACCCAAAAGAAAGTACATTATATTATATAAAGGGTTATTTAGTAATACCTCTTTATATACCAGGTACAAATAATTTATATGGTTTCTATTCTAGAGACATAAAGACTAAGAAATTCATAACATTTATAAGTACAATAGGGTATAAAGTATGGAATTGGTTCAATATAGATAAAACGAAACCTGTATACATATTTGAAGGTATATTTGATGCTATGAGTTCAGGATTGGATAATGTAATAGCAAACTTAGGAGCTAAAATACCCCAACAAAGGTTAGATGAATTAGATGATCCTATATTCTGTCTAGATAATGATAAAACTGGATTAGAGAATGCTATATCATATGCTAGTAAGAGATATAAAGTATACATACAACCGAGAATATTCCAAGAAAAGGACCTAAACGAGTTAAAACTTAATAACCCGGGTCTGGATATAGCTGATATGATAAAATCTAATATTTTTACAGGTATTTCGGGTGTTACTCGATTAAAAATAAAATTATAAATCAAAATTACTATATAATATAATAAATTAAAAAAGGAAAAAATATGCAAAATGGTCAAAATACAGACGAAATGATAGAAAAGATTTACAGTTATGCAAATGCATTAATAACTCTACAAATAGAGAAAAAAGCAATTGATGAGCAAATTAAAGAACTTAAAGCTGATTATAAAGAAGAAGGTATTGCAGTTGGTGTAGTAACTAGTGTAGTTTCTAAACTTAAAGCAAAAGCAAAGAAAAACGATGCAGATATTGTAGAAGAAGATATTATTACTGAAAAACTCGAAGCAAATCAAAATATTCAAGACCAAATAAAACAATTGATATCTTAAATGTTAAAATTTGCTCCTTATAGCTTTTCTAAGATAAGTACATTTGTAGGATGTCCTAGAAAATTTAAGTACAGGTATATTGACAAATTACCACAAGAACCTAGAGACATGACGGCTTTGTTAAAAGGTTCGTGTGTTCACTCTATGCTTGAAAAGTACCCAGAACCTAGCACTAGCAAGCTAGTATCTGAATATCAATATATTTTAGATGAATTCTTAAAGACAAAGTACAAAAAATATTTAGAAATTCCGGCTAAAAAGGAAGAATCGTTCGGATTAACAAATAAACTAGAACAATGTACATATAAAGATAAAAATGCTATGTTAAGAGGTTTTATAGATTATTATACTATCTTAGATGATAAGATGGTGATAATTGATTGGAAAACAGGGCGGGTAAAAGAACCTCGATACGTAGATTTTACTCAGCTTATGTATTATGCTATATATATGTTCAAGAAGTACTCTAAGATAAACAAGATAGAAGTTATGTACTTGTATGTAGAACACGATTATGATAATTCTATGGTGTTAGAACGTAAATATCTCGACAATTATTGTAGAGATCTCCTTACTAATATAAAAAACATAGAAACATCTGATTATCCAAAAAAATCTCAAGTACTATGCGATTACTGTGAATATCAAAATTTTTGTAATTCTGATTTACGGTAACATATAAATATAAATAAGGTAAAAGTAAGGACTTTATATGAATTTAGAATATTTAAAAGAGCATTCTATTGAATTAACACAACAGTTAAATGAAGAGTTATCAATAGCAAATACAGATGAAATAGTAGGAGAAATTATAGAAATGAAATTCTATAACTCACTAGCTTACCAAATTTGCGAATTAGCACCAATTCACGGACCTACGGGACATAATTACGCTTTAATATATGATAAATCTAGCCATAAACTTAAGTTAACTAGAAACGGTGTTATAGTACACGAAGATGGTTTAGAAAGTACGGGTATAACACGAGAAGCAATGCAAGATATGTATAATACTTTTGGAAAATCCGCAAATAGCTTCTTAGCTAAAGCATTTGCTGGTATAAGCGCTGCGAATGAAAATAAAAAACTTTTAAGTACTCTAAGCACTGTAAGTACACCTGTATCAGATTTAACATTGACTACATCTGATAATGTAGAGACTATGACGTTTGAAATAGAGCAAAAAGTATCAGAAATTATACTTGATATAAATGGGTCTTCTTACAAGTCATTAGACGGTTTTGTTGTAATTCCTAAAAAGGGCGCAGCATCAGTTATGAATATTTTAAACTCAGTTGTATCTCAATTCAATAGTAATGGTAACTCGGGTGGTTTATATCTAGGGAATTCTGGAAGAACAAAATATTACTTAAATCCAGATCTTACAAGTACGACTTGTTATGTTGGTATAAATTCAGAAATACCGGGTATGTCTTCTTTAGTTATAAGTCCATATCAACATTCTATAATAGGTGTTAAATCACCAGATACAGGTAATGTTAATATGTTTAATATCAACAGATATGCTATTACTGAATCAGCAATGTCTGTACAGGAAAAAATGCTATATAAATTTAATATTCTATAATTAATAAGAGGCTCAAATAGCCTCTTATTCTCATAAAGGATTAATTTGAGTTCTACTCTTACACCAAATCTTTCTAGCCCTCCGAAGCTACCAAGCCTACCAAACTTTGTTACTGTATTTAACGCGCAGAGAACAAACGATAAAAATGCTTGGAGTCCGTACTATGACAAGACTTTCGTCTTCAAGACATATCGTATAGATACTTATGATAATATCAAAATGTTTGAGATTCTCGTTTCTTACTGGATTTTAAATATTCCTCTTGAAAAACTAACGGATAATATTAGAACTTACAGACGAAAAGAAAACTTAGAACCATTCTTAGGAGAAAAATTAACGTACTTTGTCTTAGATATTGATAAAATAAAAACTAAAGAAGATCAAGACAAAATAGTTAAATATTTTTCATATTACAAGTGTATCTTAGGAGAGTCGAAATCTTGCGATAACAAGATAAACTTTAACTTAAAGGGTATTCTATTCATAGACCCAATTGATATTAGTGATGCTAAAGTAGCAATAGCTAATCTAAATCAAGACTTGAAACATCTTTGTGATATAGATGAAGCGGTATGTAGAATAGCTTCTTTAAATGCACCAATTGGTAAAAATAAAGTAGTACTAAATAAAGATAAGTACCTGTACGAGTGTAAATTTGAAAAAATTCACCAAAAAATAGTAGATGGTTATATAAGTATTGAGAAGAAAAAACAAAAAGTAAATATTGATGATGTATCTGGTGATACTATAGAAACTTATTGTCTAAATATATTTAAGCAAATGGGTTTTAGCGCAATGAAAAAATCAGGTGAATCAGTACAGTTTAAACACCCATCTGAAGTAAAGACAAAAGGTGGTTACTTCTGGTTTAGCACTAGCCCTTATACAATGCATCACTACAATGCTTCTAAAACTATAAACATATACGATGCTGTACGAAAAACTGAACAAGGTAGAAAATTACTAAATATTGGACTTG